CACCATATATATGCAATCGAAAAGGGTATTTCCTTTGTAACAAATACAATCACCTACTGCTGGAACCTTGACAACGATCGCTCTCATTGATTTATATTACCTTACAAATTAATGTATCCATTTAAACAATGGGGTGGAAGTATAGGATATAGCCTTGTAATGAATAGTAAAGCACTCTCTCAATTGTCAAAACGACAACAAATTCTCCATACGGCAATGTTCATGGACCCGAAGATGATGCCGTCGTTCCCCGACTCTTCAGAAACGAACCTTCTAGGACTTCGAATTAAAGAGTTATTCGATACAGGTGTGTTATCGCATCTGAGTCTGGACGAAGATGGAAGAGTACGTTGCCACTAAATTATATTTAAAAACAAAAGGTACAATTCACTTAACAACCTTCTAATAATGTACGAAATGCCATCTATTGTAATTTTATCCGCACTAGCAATGATTCAGTCCTACGAAATGTTTTATGGTTTGAATCAAACCCAACCCTATTTTATTTGAGCATGTACCTTGGTATGTCGGTGACAATACAAACTCCCTTTTTTCTTTATAGACGGACAAGGCAACCCATTTTTTTTCTTTGATGCACAGGAAGTTGATGTGGATTGTTGATTTTTGCGACACGGTTTAAAAAAGTTTGTTTCGGTGATACTCATGGGTTCGAGCAAGATGGTTGTAGGTCGTAGTTGTTTGAGTCGCTTTACGGATAATTTATATTTCGATAAGGTGAAAGCCAGTTTTTCGTTATAGTTTTCATTCATGTTTGGAAATAAATGAATGTGTTTGGACTTCAACTTCCTAGAACAGATTATTCCTTTTTTTTGGAAAACTTTGAAATATAAAGCCCAATGAATCGGTATAAAGGTTACAACGGGCAACATTCAATTCAAAAAAATGAACATATACAATTGTTGCTCAACAAATGATGTAATCGAGGATTTACGGAACGGTGTCCTTGTGTGTCAGAACTGTGGCACTGTCAAAGAAGAAAATATAATGTTACCCTCCTATGCCGATATAGTAGATCATTGTGAAGAAACTGTCGATGAAGATGTCCAGAATATTTATTTTAAACCGACAACCAGAATGCAATATTATTTAGTGATGAATAGCATATCATCGAAACAAAAAGGACGAAAACAGATTGCTTTGAAAATCGATGATATGTGCCAAGAAATGACCGAAAAGGTTCGGATAGAAGCGAAGAGATTGTATACTATAATGAATAAGACCAACATATTTCGTGGAAAGGTTTTAAACGGGATGATAAGTTGTTGCATTTTGAACGCCTGTAAAAATGTCCGCGAAGAAAGGACGGTTCAAGAGATATCGTGTATAACCAATGTTGATACGCAACAGATTAACAAATGCAACAAACGATTTCTAAGCCTTATGAAATCCCATTGCACGAATCACGACGATATAGAAACATTAAACAAAACCTTTTTGATCAGAACCTGTCTGAATCAATTGATGTTTCTATCAAAAATTGAAAAAATGGCGATCATACAATACATCGAGACTGGATTCACGAAATATGAGTATATATTCGAAGGAAAAAAGAAAAAATCAAAAATTGTTGCCTTGATCATTTATTATTTGGAAAAACAATATGATAAAGGTAGGCAATATAAAAAGGAAATCAGCAATACATTAGATGTTACTATTGTAACCATAAATAAAATGTTGAAACAACTTCGAAGTTTTGATGAAACACATCCTTCAAATGTGGAACAGGTGATCACTTAAACTTTGAATCGCATGCGAAGTGACATGATCTTGAACGATGTGCAAAATACTATCCGGACTGTGAATAATTTCTTCCTTTTTTTGAATACAATCATAAATAATTCCCGGACAATTCGTTGCAACGATATGTTTCATCATATCCACGGTTTTTTTTTCCTCCAGGTCGTCATTCGAATTGTGGTTCTCTTCGCAATCCTTTGGCGATTTCGGGGATTCGGATTGTTCGTCTACCATGTACGGATACAATTCGTCCAAAAACATCTCACCGTATTCATCAACGTCGAAACCTTGTAAATCTTCCTCGTTGTAGGGTGTATTTGTTGATTGCATTTCATATTTATCAAATAGTGAATTGGTACTGCGCACTCTTTTCACTTTCAAATTGTCTAAACTAGTCGATTTGCGCATTACATTTTCGCTACTATTTGATTTACGGAGTAGTCCTAATCTTTTGGTTTTTAGATCGTTTATTCTTTCGTTGCTATCTGACTTTTTCATCGTCGCTGATGCACATTTCTTCACACCATGCACTTTATTATGCATGTTTGTTTAGTTGTTTAGTATAGTTAAAAGATATCTTTTTAAGTCTTAAAATCAAATTTTATTTCAAAACATCATTCGCGGAGTGTAATATTCTGCATGTAAATAAATGTATAAGGATATGGATACGAATGCAACATCTGCTACAATGGTATGTACTATTTTATGGACCATATTGTGTGTGTTGATTGTTACCTGTTTCTTTAACAAATATAAAAAATACGGGACCAGGAATGTCGATCGATTTACCGGGGTTCAAGTGGATGCGTTGCAAAAAGAGTTGAATAACAACAAGGAACTGTATTCGTATATGATCAATAGAATACCAGCTACGACAACGGATACAAACCGACTAGAACGTTCCGTTCATACAATCGATGAATTAAACCAATACGCCGAACGTTTAGGAACTGAGTTAAATTATCAATGTCGCACTAGAAATGACATTACAAATAACACTTCTTGTTATATAAAATGCAACAATTCGAATCACCAATCTACGTATGCTGATATAAAGAACACAAATGATGGATACAAGCTGGAAGTGCAATATTCGAATAGACCAAATGTGCTGGTAGACGGATTACCTAAAACCTTAGATGAGTACTGTAATATGGATCCGATTCATACAAACCATTGGAAGCCATATATCGAAACTTCAGAAGAATTTGTACAGTGAGGAAACCGACGATCACAACCACGTGATGTCGTTTTTCAAATCAAATTTGTAGCAAAAGTAGCAACTATCGAAAGAAGTACGTTTCATGATGACACCATTCTTTTCAAAATGCATTCGTTTTCTAGGAATAATGATTTGAATTTCATTGCCGAATATTTCCTTCAAGTATTTTGTGAACATTGTGGAAGCTGGCATGATAATCAGAAATGGTTTATCAATTTCTTTTAATCGTGTGAGTACGTTCTTTTTGATTGAAAATGGAATATTTGATACGATGACATCACACGTGTTAATGATTTTTGTATTTTCTTCAGAAAAGAAATCCACGTCGCTTTGTATCACCGTGCATCCGACATCACTCAGTATGTTTCCAGACTTTCCGTTACCATAAAACGCCTCCCACACGATCTTGTCCTTAGAGGGTAAATATTCCTTAACATCCTCCCATAAATATCTCGGTGTGTTGTATTCGTCATCAACATTCAATTTTTTGTAATACATTTATATACAAAAACAACCTTTATAAATAAATGAAACGCGTGTTTGTCTATGTTTTGTATATATAACATAAAATAGAAGTAAAAGTAGTTTAAACAAATGATGATTTAAGTTATAAAAGGGGTTCAGTTGAACAGACATGGTAAAAAAGATATTTCACATTGCTGATTTGCATATACGCCGTGGGAATCAAGAGGAGTCGAGATATCTGGAGTACGAGAATGTTTTCGCAAATCTTGTGAGGGATTTGAAACGTTTATACACACCAAACGAATCCTTGTTGGTAATATGTGGTGATATATTTCATCATAAACTCCAAATATCACCCCCAGGTATTCGTTTGTTCAATTCGTTCATCAACGACGTCAAAGCATTGATGCCGGTCATTATCATTCAGGGAAATCATGATTTACTTCAAGAAAATAATGAAATATCGCACGACATCATTGAAGCAATATTATTAAACAGCGATTCGACGAATGTCACCTATTTGCGAGACACCGGGACCTACGAGTATGAGAACGTAAGTTTTGGTTTGGTGTCGATTCAAGATATGTTGAAAATAGGGTGTTCTAGCGGCCTGGTGAGTGAGTTACCCGCCTTCCCTGAACCGCATAATACGAAATTCAACATCGCATTATCGCATTGCTCAATCAAGAACTGTTATTTGAACAACAACACACGATTGACGGAAGGAATCCCGATCGACTGGTTTCGTGGATATAAAATTGCATTATTGGGCGATATTCATTTACAAACTGCGAAATACAATAAAAAAAACGACATTTATTATGGTTATCCTGGATCCTTGGTACAACAGGATTTCGGTGAAAGTGTGTTCAATCACGGATTCTTATGCTGGGACCTATCGGACGAATCGAACATTGTAGTCACAAAACACCACGTTAGAAACGAATATGCGAAATGTAACATTAAGCTAAATGATGCTGGCGAGTGTATGATCAATGGAAATACCTATATCACTGTGGATGACTTTTTAACCTACGCGGACAAGCCGCGCCAGGTCCATGCGCGTTTGTACGCGAAAACGAATGTCAAGGAATTGAGTAAAACATTGAAAGAGAAATTTCAAAAACACGATATGAATCTTCACATCGATATATTCATGCCTTCTTCAGAAAAAAAAGAGTATGTTGAAACTACCGTTGAAAATGTGAATATGGATGATTTGAGTTCATCGAAAATGATTATCGATTTTATCGATGGTAAAATGTCTGATGACGTCAAAGAAAAGAACCCTGATTGGAATAAATTTATCAATAGCACGGATTGTTATATGATTCATGCGGATAGTGCATTACCCAAAGTATTGCACGATAAACTACAGACCAAAAACGACAAGATTTCGAAGACCATGGAAGATATTTCGTTCAAGTTCAATAAGAATTTCGCAAAACACAAACTGTCCATCAAAGAAGTTAAATTCGATTGGATCTTGTCATATGGTAAGGAAAATGTGTTTGAATTTTCTAACGACCGAATCGTCTTGATCAACGCTCCAAACGGTTATGGTAAAACTGCTTTTTTCGAAATTTTGTTGTTGGGATTGTTTGGCGAACCCATTCCGTCCAGATACAATAAATCATCGGCGATCTCAGTGATCTGTAAAAAGAAGCCGAAGTTTGAGACGGCTACAATCGAGATCCGATTTTACATCAACAATGATGAATACGTGATCAAGCGTAACTTCATGGAGTGTGTGGAGAAAAAAACAAACATAACACGGTTGCACTGCAAAAACGCGTCCCTACACATAAACGGGGAGTGTTCGAAAACGGGTGCGAACGTGATCAATGCTTATGTGAATGAAAACTTGTGTTCAATTAAAGATTTTTTGCTATCCACGATGATCACACAAAATGCGGATAACGATTTCTTCAAGTTGAAACTGACAGAACAAATTTCTCTACTAGATAGCGTACTGAATATCGATTATGTGAATGAAATGTGTGAAAATTTTAAACTCGTGAAAAAGGAGTACAAGGACATTAAGAATCACTTCGAGACGTATTTGTCTGCGGCGAAACCAGAACCGATCGATTGCCAATCATATAGCGACATGAAAGAGAAATACGAAAATGTGAAAGAAACCGAGAGTCGGCTTCAACTAGAAATTGAACAAAATGGATTAGTGAATTCAGTTCTCTTAAAGCTTGGCAATGGCAATAGTGTGTCTGATAAAGGCGTGGAAACCAGGAAACCTTTGCCAACATTGGTTACCGAATTGAACGACGTAGATAATGAAATTGTGAAACTCAATTTCGAGGTGGACGATCTACAGTACTTTCCCGACGTAGATGATATAACAATCGACCAATTCATACTACACTCTGGACCAAAGAGAGACGAACGCACTATTTTGAATAAAAAAACACCCATCAAGAAGACGATTATTGAGCTGAGAAACCTCAACAACAAAATGGAATCCGTGGATGAACGAATCGAAGAGAATTCAATGTGGAAGCCAGCAACTCACGTTTCAAGTGATTTAGAGGATTACAAGCGATTCAAGACAAAATACGATACCTATGTGCAAAACTGTGAGAGCTGGATTTTGACCGACTTCACAAAACCGCCTGTCGAGCAAAAGATATCCACTACCGCTGTAGCAAACATAATTCATAAATTGAAGGGAACTACCGATAAACGTGTGTTTAGTTCCACAGACGATGAAATGAATACAATAATCAAGAAACTCAAAAAGGCAACCGTCTTACTGAATGACGAATTGTCTGTAGTGACCAAGCCGAAAATTGACTTGGAGGAATCGAAACGTTTTTTGCATTCAAACGGAGATATGCTCATGTCGTTTTCAGAAACCTGTTGGGCGTGTAAAGACAATGCGAAGCGAATGAAGAAGACCGACGACAGCAACCTACACAAAGAAAATGTGTCACATTGGGCATCTTACAATAAATACTGTGACGATCTTTCCAAAATTCAAGAAAATCAGACAGTGATTGATCACCTGAAGTCCTATAAAAAATTCAAGGCGGAAATGGAAACTTACCAAGGTATGCTCGAAGAGTGCAAACGCTGGGACACCTATGTGAAATATAAAAAACGAATCGACGAATACATCGATTTGTTCAACCTCCATACCAAGTGGGAAAAGGAACTCCCAAACATCAAACAATTTGATTCGTGGTTCGCGAAAGATAGCGAACTTAGCCTGGAGAAGCAACAGATATTCGCAGAAATTCTTGATAAGCAACGTGTGTTGGAGGTATCGTACGAGCATCAATGCAAATCAAATAAGTTGCTTTCGCTTCAAGAAACTCGGCATTATATTATCATGCAACTACAAAGCTATGTCAATAAATACCAACAGTTGAAAACAGAATTCACAAGCTGCCAACGAATCGAGAAAGAACTATTCGTTGAAATCGAATGTATGGCGCGACAAATAGATATGAATACACTGTTTCACATCGAGGAAACCAAGGTCATGAAATACATTCAGTTGATCACAACCAAAATCGAGTTGTTTGATCATTTAATGACAATACTATTGAAATATAAATCCTGGGTGTATAACGATAAGCTTTTGCCGATTATTGTGAATAAAACCAATACTATATTGAAACGCGTATTTAACGACAGAAAACTTTCGTTAGGCTATACATTCTCAGACAATACAATCGTGTGGTCCGTCATGGACGAAGATAATGAAATTTCGATGGAAAAGTTATCTGGCGCACAGTCCTTTGCGATGGGCTTGTGTTTTCGACTTGCGCTATCTACTGTCGGGATTGCCAAATTCAAATGCGACCAGTTGTTTATCGACGAAGGCTTTTGTAGTTTTGATCAGACGAATTTGGCGGGAGTCCCTAACTTTTTAACCAACTTAAAGACAATGTTTGATGAAATAATAATAGTAACCCACTTGAACGACATCAAAAAAACGGCAGATACTGTGGTAGATATCAAACGCGAGGACAGCGTGAGTAAAATATATCATATTATAAGCTAATATAAGATAGCATGAACAACGAAAAGAATAAAAAAAGGACGATTGCAAACTTGTTGAGTGGAAAGCGCAAAACGGTAACAAAAATGGTGATTGAAAAATATCAATGGACAGTAGAAGAGTTGCTAAAACTGCAACCCTATATTATAGAAGAGAATCAAACTACGTTGAAAGCGAATCCGGCAAAGAATGATGTTATGGTACATGACATACTTAAGATAATTGATAAGATTGATAACGAATTTACGAAAAAAACATATCGTTCTCGCGTGAATGCGCTCATGAACTTGTGTGGTGTAGAAAACGGAGTTTTTTCGGATATATTCAAGTCTGATTTGCACACACTGATAGAGGAGAAGTATAAAGATTCAACAGGCTATTATGGATTCCTCTTATATATCCTCCATGCTTGCGATACTTTGGAGAAATCGGTTCCAAAGAAATATCAAACCAAATTAAAAAAAGAATTCGAAGTGTCAAAAAATGCACAATATGCGATTTATATTGAATCTCGTAAAGAACAATTAAACTACGAAAAGGTGTATAACCATATCTTCGAAGTCGAAAAGAAATACAAAGAAACCGATTACGCGTCTATGAAGCATGTGATCGCAGCCTTGTATTCAACTGCATTGTACGACGAACAACAGGTTATCCATATAAATCCACGTAATTACTTTTTGAAAGTAAAGCTAATAAAAAACGACGATGATTTCACAGATACGGAAAATTGTTATAATTATCTGAATGGTCGTTTGAAGATATGTTGTTACAAAACCTCGAATTTGTATGAACCGTATGATGTGGTTTTAAATAAAGACGTTATTGAAATATTTCAAGAATCTATTAAACGCAATCCAAGGACTTTTCTAATTGAAAAGGTGAATGGAGGATTGATGAAAAATAATACATTATCGGAGATGATTACACGGACATTGGGATATAACATTGACACAATACGTAAGTCGATCGAGTCTTATGAGATCAATATCAAAAAACAAAGTCGGTTACATTTGGCCACGGTATCCAGACATTCTGTGGTCACACAGGAAATTTCGTATTTGAGCAAGTAGTTGAATGGATATTTATGTGTGGAAGCAAACAAAACAAGATAAAGGATACACTTTTACTATGATTATTTTTCTACAATTCAGCGTTAGGTATTAGGTAATAGTTCTGAAAAAGATTTAAATATTTAAATATGACGTATTCATATATGAATATTACAAATCCAGCTACTGCAAATGAATTTCTTCAAGTTGGAGTGAATTTTATGAATTCAAAACCGCCCCAGTACTTGGCAGCATCTTGTGTGTTTAGATATTTGTACCAGATTGTATCATCTCAAACAGATCGTTCGACCATTTCCGGATATTTAGTGAGATGTGGTATAGAATTGCACGATACATCTCTGATAAATCATGTTCAACAAATATCATTAAGCGATACATCTCGAGATACACAGCTTGCGCGTTTCATGTCAAATACCAATTTGCACGAAAAAATGAGAGATTCTTGTATATCCGAAGCTATAAAGCAACGTGACTTCCAAGCTACGGATGAAACTTTGGACGACGTCATACTAGTATGTGCAGGTGGTGAGAAATTGATGACACAATTGTATTGTAATTTGAAATCACTTGAAGTTTTTCAATACGATGACACACAGTGTGGTTCAACTTGACGGCGGATACGTTAAAAGGTTTCCAGATTAAATTGGCTGCTTTAGTGGCCATACGTGCACGCCGGGTACTGTTGATGGATTGCGATATCTTCTGGGTTCAAGACCCACGTCATATAATTGCAAATTGTAAAAGAAATGAATTCGATGCACATTTATTTTGTGATTTTTGGCACTTTGTGAAACATCGTCATGAAAAATCAGCTAGCACGTCGTTTCTCTATTCTTTGCACGGAATAGACTACAATATATCCGAGTTTGAGTCAGGTGTCTTGTACTTTGATAGAGAAAAGGCATACACTAGTGTAGCTATATTAAAGCACATGGTAATCAATTATGAATATTACTTTTCATTGACGTTCGGTGACAAAGATTTGTATTACATTGCTCTAAAGTCGCAAAATGCAAAAATATCAATTTCAGATCCACCTAAATTGTTGGGGTATCTATGTCAAGAATCGAACGTGTTACATTCACAATCCATGCTTCAATCATTCAACTCGAAATCGAGTCATATTCATACAACAATTCACCCCATAGGAGACGACGGTTTTGATATTCCAACTCATATATGTGATGATGCGTTTAAGTTACGTTTTGTGAAAAGAAGAATAAAGGATACAGTAGTAGATACAGTAGGGTGTGATCTGGTAGACACTATTGTTCTCGAAACACCAAACATTTATAAACATTTATATGCATGTGCTCTACGAGATTATTCTAAAAACGAAATGTTACTCGAATAAATGACACGGACAATCCCTCGATGGGGTTACTTTCTAAACTACTATCAGTTTTTACCCGTTATATATTTTGGCACGTAGAGCCCAATCAGACATCCTATGACGATACCAATCGCATCCGACCACAAAGGTGTATCATTGACCTTTGTGATACTCTTTATGATGATTCCACTAAATGTACCTAAAAAGGCTCCTAAACCGTCACTAAACGTATTTCCTAAACCGGCGCGTGTGAGATCGCCCTTGGGCAGAAAAGGGTTCAGTGCGTCCATTCCGAAAAACAACCCACCGTTATCAATCATCCCAAATACAATATTCGATGCCATACCTGTCAATATTGACACCAATGAAGGAAATGGATATATATCAAGGAAGGACAGTACATTTTTGCTACCATTGAACTTGTAGGCGATGCCACCCACGACTAGAATTAGTGACAAGCATATGAGTAAAAATGTAGTTAAGCGTTTTTTTTCTTCGTAGGTCGGAGACCTCGCGCTTTCGACATTCATAATTTATGTAGTATTACATAAAAAATTAAACGGCATTGTTCCTTCATTATTTATTTAATGAGGTACTCAAATTATATAACTGGAGTTCTGGAGATATGTATGCATAATGTAAATATGTTTTCTACACAGAAATCGAAGGCAGTTCTATTCGGTATCAACTACAACACATCAGCGGATGCGAAACTACGTGGGTGTATCAATGACGTAAAAAACATAGCTTCGTTATTGAAAACCAAAATGAATTTCGGTGAAATATCTACCTACACAGATGAAGTGAGTAATGAACCGGTTTCGAAAGCGAATATCATAAATGTTTTGAAACAGCTTGCTAGAGAATGTCGAGAAGAACAAATCTCCACCGTATGGATACATTTCAGCGGTCACGGGTCTCAAGTTAGAGATTGGAACAACGACGAAGAAGATGGTCTCGACGAATGTTTCATTGCGTCCGATTATAAAAGAGGTGGGATTATTACAGACGACGAATTTAACATGTATTTCCGATTATTCCCGACCACAACTAAAATAATATGTGTGTTCGATTGCTGTCATTCGGGAACGATGTTGGATCTTAAATATTCTTACAAATGCAACGATAATATGAATGTGTATCAGTCGGTTGACATGAGTTCAATTTCGCAGCGGGGTGGTTCTTACGACGTTGTAGAAAATAATATAATTATGTTATCCGGATGCGAAGACGACCAAACTTCAGCAGATGCATTCAATGTCATGAACAAAAGGACATTCACGGGCGCATTATCGTCTTGTCTAATTGAAACCCTGAATGCTGTACATTTTGACATCTCTTTGTACGAACTCGTTGAGAATTTGCATAGAATGTTGCGAAAAAAGAATTTCACCCAAAAACCAATGTTGTCATCAACACATGTGATTCAGAAAAAAGATAAACTATTACAGACCGGTATCGGAGACGCCGTCGCAAGAGAACAACGAGATATTTCGTCTGTAAATGAACACAGTGCTGATTAAAAAGATTAAAAATTGATTTTTTTCAAGAAATCCATTCAACCAACAAAAACAACACACAACAGTTGTTCATTATGAATCAACTACCGCTCGAGATGCACGCACACATCATGCGGTTGTACTTTACACATCACGTGCTCGACGAGCTCAACCAGTTTGAATACCAACCGCGTACGAACAACCATCGTGCTGCGAACTTCGTGTCCATCTTGAATCACCGGATCCTAACGGAAAGCAAACTCCCACATCCGTGTCCCAAAGTCATGAAGAGACTGCGGTATGCGCGCGATCGGTGGAGCACTCATTTGTTTAGCCACGAACAAATGGTTCATCCACATCGAGTACAGTAAAAAAATAGAGAAAAGAAAAATAAAGTTTAGTGGTGTGTATTTCCATGCAAAGATTATGCATTCACACCTTTTTTGTTTCTTCGTTTGTCTTGTACGTTCAATACACGATTTAATATCCTAATGTTTTTTTGAATATCTTTGACAAATGGTTCAGGTATGTGTTCGAAATCGATGAGCGTTTCATTGAATTTATAGTCTGTAACCAGTTTATTGTTTTGCAAATAATCGAAGAATTCCGTTTCATTCAAACCAATTATGCCATTTGCTACTTTCGTCGAACAAATCGGCTTAATATTATCCGATTTGTCCCCCAGTAGTATTTTTTGCCGCAAGTCCTGAGTCGGATCACCGAACCCACGTTTGCATATATCAATGTTTTTTAAGTTATATATTTTGACATGTTCATGGTTTAATTGTTGATAATCGTTATCATTTGTTATAATAGTTATATCAGAAAAATCTTTTTTCAAAGCATATCTAGTCAGTATGGCAATAATATCGTCACCTTCAAGATGATCCACGGTTACAAAATGATTGTTGAATTTGTTGGTTATATTCGGAATGATTATTGTATACACTATTTCGAAGAATTTAGGTGGGATAGTCGTCGGTAGCAGGTCTCGTGTTGATTTATATTCCGGATATATATCCTTCCTCCAAATATTGTTTCGCCGACAGTCCCCAATGAAAAAAACATTATCTGGTTGAACACCATATTTCTTCGCGAGCTTCAAAAAGTTTTCTTCGAATTTATCTTCGAAGCGCTGTATCATCTCATCCTCTGTCATGGTTTGTTTCGATAACTTACACCATGTATGTATCGCAAAGTATTTGTGTAATATGTAATAGGAAAAATCAATAAATAAAACAGGTTCGTTATATATACGTATTTCCATTATTAATCATAACAATTCAATACATTTTAAATATGAATAATACAAATACTAAGAAACTTTTATATTATGTTTTATAAAATGAAAATTCAACCTATTGGACCTCTTCGGGTGATCATATTCACAGGCATCCTTTTGATGATAAGTTTGCTAATATATGTAGTCATTCGAACGATGGGACGTGTTAAAACAAACGAAGAAAATATAGCATCCATCCAGTATGAACTGAATAAAAAAACACTGGACGATAAGTTTTTGGCGAAAGTCACACGGAACGTTATTGAATATATAGATAGCAAAAAAGAATAATTAGATACCGGTTTAAATCGGTTTGAAGAATGCTGTCAAGGGTTGATGCCCCATTCTCCGATTGTTCAGCTCTGTCAGGATTGGTGAGAACAATAACTCATGTACATCTTTTTGTTTGATTGTGTTGAATTTGTCCATTGCCTTCTTTTCCGACATCGTTGATGCTAACTTGGCATACTTGTTCGTATAATACGTTTTCGTTTTTGATTTGGGTAATTCGTGAATATTGAGTGCCAATAATTGCGATATCGGATTCGACAATTGGTTAGTAATGTAAAATGGATAGTTGATTTTAATTTTGTTTTGAGTTATGTATGTTGGGTGTTCAATTTTATCACCTTGTAAAAGGCTTTTATTTTTCTCATCATGTTCAATATACACATATGGAATTCTTTCGTTGATTTCTGGCGCTGAACCAGGGTCTCTTTCACGCATCCTGTCCGCAAGAACTTTATGTGCGATACGGGTCGGATTTGCGTATTTACTTCTTAACGTTTTTGTGATCACCAATTCGTTCATAGGATATCCGCCTTCAATCAACCGTCTTAAAGAACTGTACAGAAACTTGACGGCACTCTGTAAGCTATCGCCTTTCAGAATGATGTCGATTATACCTCCATAAATTTGTTTGACAATGTTTGCGTTATCGCGCCGTTTCAACACAATTCCCATACTTTTTTGTTTGAACTTATTCACGTCGAATTCGTACAAATTGCCAACGTATTTCTTCTTTGATAAGATAATGAATGGGTAGAAAGTTTTCTCATATTCTAAATCGTGAGGTGCTTTCAACGTCTTTTTGAATTTCGAGCTGGCTTCAACACTCACATCGATTGATTTTTGCAATGTTTCTTTTTTGTCTGTTAATCCATATTTCTCTTTTATTTTGAAATCAACGAATATACTGTCTGTGTCTCCGTAAATAACTTCTGCGTCGTAATTCACCTCCATAAATTCTTTCGCCTTCAAAATCAAATCACGACCAGTTGCCGTTGTAGATGCAGCGAGTTCTTTCATATAAATCGACGATGTTTTAGCACCGACCGAACCGTACAGACTATTCGCAGTTACTTTATAGGCCAATTGCAAACCATCTAGAACAGCTTTAGAAAACTCGTCGTATTTATCGGCGATTTTAGCATTCGTCTTGTTCATTGTGATGATCTCACCTGTTTCTGTTCGCATTTCGAGTTCATCATCACTTTCTCTTACAATGGTCCCTGAGTACGATGCACCATCCACAGTAACTTCCTTGTGTTCAATTTTCTTTCTAGTCTTTTTTCGTTGTGATAGAAGTGTTTGTAAAATCCGTGGCAATACACCCTTATCTTCGTTTGGAAATTGCGCATATCTGCAAACCTTTTCCCCGGTTTTCACCTTATCGTCACCTGTACCCGTATAAATGTCATAGGTGATATCAACATACGAGTACCCTTCCAAATTGTCGTAGATTGGGTCCAATACAATCGAATCGTGGGATATATTCTCACTGATCATACTCGATGGATACAGAGACGCGTAATCCATGACCGATACGGGGGCGTCGATATAAATACCGGGTACCGGATCTAGTACAATTGCACCCTCGTATCCTTCTGGATCTGGGTTGTTTGGATCAAAGCTAATTAATGGGATTATGAAGCCGTCGTCGTTACAATGTTTCGCAACCAAGCTGAAGACTTTGATTCCTTGTCCACGAAGAAAGATATACGACAAAGGCACGTAACATACATTCGCCATACCGATATTATTCGCAAGTATTTCTAATTTAATAATGATACTATTACACAAAGCGCAGTCCTGAACACAATACTTGGCAATTGTAGCTCTGTCGGCAGAAGTACCTTTTTGACACTTAAATATGTCGTTTGGTGTTACGTCGTCTTTCGCTAATCCCCATTTTACCACCGGAACATCGGTTTCTACTACAGATTTGTCTAATCGAACCGTATTATTTGTTATATCCTCAATTTTGTATTTCTCTGCATTTATTGATATATAATCATTCTTGTTGAGTCCGGTTGTGTTATCCACGCGAATAATACAGTGGTCACTGTGAAGAATCTTTCCGTTGATGAAACTACCCACAACATTATCAAGTTTGTAGCTATCTAGTTTATGATCTCTTTGCACGATTTTCATCACATCTATAATGACACGACCCTCCATTTCTACGTATTTCAACATATTATCTCCCAATGCCGAAGAGGATAAACTCTTTTCTCGGAATTCAGACTGATGCGACTCTAAACGACTACAATTCAAGAGCACATCGTCACAATCCAGTTCCAATGCTCTTTCGTAAAGATAATTGAAATCAAATCCCAATATATTGTACCCTGTGATTATGTCCGGATCTATTCTGTTCAGCAACTTACACCATTCAATGATAACATCGTCTTCTGATTCGCATTGGATGACATCAATACCTGGTAGGTCGTCGCATGTGCCGAGTGTTATTACATTTTTGTAAAAACATTCTTTTTCACCATACCTGTGCAATGTAGAACCGATTTGTATAATTTCATCACCAGTGATATCCGGAAACAAACTGTTCAGTTTCTTTTCGACATTATACACGGCCTGTTGGTACGAATCCGCCTTTCGAATCCCTTTTTCATAGACAATTTTGTTGTCCATCAAATTGATAATGTCATCCAAGTGTGTATCAATTTTATGGGAAATATCTATAGCAACGACTGGGAGTTTCGTATATACATAGGATAAATAACCTGTCATTGTTTTATCGAACATACTATGCAATGCGTTTTTGATATGCGTTTTGTAATCGAATTCGTATTTCTTCTTTTCGTAAAAATCAATCAACTCGTTCGCTGATTTATTGTACGTTTTCTTTGCAACAGGAAAATCTCCGTGACTGCTCGTACATTCAATATCGAAACTCATCACCACAAATGGCGCCATAGTTGTATTTTCAATTGGGGAAACATGCTTCCAAGAAGTTTCAATATTTATCTGGCATTTGCTTGGAAGAACATCCGAACTTGAATATTTTGAAACAGAGATCCAACCACCTGGTTGAATGTTACGGTCATGTATCAAACGGATTAATGGATCAATGTTTGTTTCGTGGAAACTAATATGTGTTCGAATATCACCGAAATGTAACAGATTATTAGTTACGAATTTACCCAAATAGCTTTTTATGAAATACATACAATTCAACGACTCAAATTTAATTTTTATGTATTGAAATTGTGTATTGTTCGTGAATCCCCATAACGTCTTTTTTGAAATCGTTTTCAGCTCGAATGAGTTTTTCAACCTCTTCGGTAAAGAATCCCTAAGAACCTCCGTTAAAGCAAGTCTATTATACGTTGTTAGACGTTTCTTTTTGCTGAGCTGAATGTAGAAATAAGGTTTGAATCCTAACATATTCAAACTTACAGAGTTTCCTTCCACATCATTCCCAAATACTTTAATAATTAGACGTTTCGTGCCGTCCGGATTTCCGTGTTCATCTAGGATGTCGTCCGACACTACGTCTGTTTTATACCAGTCTATGATTTGAAATTGGTAACACGACTTTGGGATATCTTTTTTGTCATCTCTAAACATATAATATGTGTGTGCTTTGTAATCTTAAATCAGAAATCTTCATAAAAAAGTTCAAATTTTTTATAATATCTATTTTCATTAAATATTATGAATAACGTAGAAGTAATCTTTGTGTTTATTATATCCGTATTTATTCTGTTCACTATTCAAAAGAAATATTATGAAGTTAGCTATGTACTATCTTCAGTGGATAACAAGCATTACGTCGTGAAAAACGTGGAAGACAAACAAAAGGCTGCAAACATTTTAGCAAGATTGAACAAAAAAATACTCAAACTACTGGCACACGTCAAGTCCAAATATTCAGAAGACGAAGATACACTTCGTCTTTTGTCAAATTATAATTCGGATAATATTTTTGAAGGTACAGAGACATCAAATTACACTTCCTATTCGGTGAATAAAGGTGAAAAGTTGGTGTTCTGTCTCCGTTCCAGAGACGGAACAGACACTTTTGTTGACGAAAATGTGCTCATGTATGTAGCGACACACGAATTAGCTCATTTGATGACAAAAGAAATTGGACATCCAGAATCCTTCTGGAACAACTTCAAAAAACTTTTACAAGACGCTATCGACGCGAAGGTCTATCGAAAAGTTGATTTTTCCAGAAAACCAGTCAATTACTGTGGGATCGACATAAAATCCTCGGTAATATAAAATCTAATAATTAACTAACTACAAAATGATTGATCCAGATAGTGTAACAAATGTATTTACAGTCAAACATTGGACCTCGTCGAAAGCGAACGATGTTTATGTTTTTTTCAATGGTGACACAAAAACAAAAAAAGATACAATTTACAAGGATAAGAAAACGAAACACGTTCATTATATCGATCATATAATAGATACCGGTATAACAGTTCAACAGCTAAAATACACAATCTCTAAGTATTGTGACTTTACGACGGAAAGCGAATCCAATGAAATGTATCTATGGGGGACTCACAGTCCAAATACGGATTATTTGATACATTTCCTGAAAAGTGTTTTTTCAAAAGATCCGAGTTCTTCACCTGAATCCATGATCGATATCATTTCAATGTTTTTTGAGATAAATGCCAAGGATAAAGAAGCTATTCTTGAGGATTTTAGTGTATCGTCTCTGTACGAGTTACTGAAAGATAAAAACATGTGCAGGTCTATCGGCTTCACATATATGGATTTAAATGATAATTTAGAGTCGTTTAATCCAAATCCATTCTCAAAACAACACACGATCTTTAACAAAAAGACTTTGCGCACTAAATCTTATATGAATTCGCTATTATACACCACGGACATGATGAATAGTATAAACGTAATCACGAAAGACAGTAAGGTAACCAACGATATTTACTTCCCGAACCATACCGATTCGGGAGATAATAAGGGATTCGACATCCGTGAATCTTTTCAAAAAGGTTTTCAGTCGTACGATCTTCGAGTCGATAATTGGGTCCATAAAACAATCTATTTGATATTACGCGTTCTACCCTATACACACGACTTGGATATCAACCTTCGTCATGTTTTTAATAGTGCCACCACATCCAAAGAAATGCCACTCGTTATTTTAAGGAACAAAGGCTCAAATGTATATAAAGTAAATAAAAAATACTTGAACAGCATTGATAAACATATCATAAAGAAGATTTCAGAGCGAGACGCAACGGTGAATACACGCGGTGTATCTAATTTGATTTGTTATTTCAACACAAACACTGTGGGGTTTATTTTAGTTCTATCTAAAAATGGAAGTTATAAAATCAAGTATTTATTCAAACAACACCATTTCGCGAAAATCCACGAAATAGCGAATAGTTTCGACATCATCGCACCGTTCTTGAAAAGTATAGACGACGTTAATTTGCACATCATGAACAAACAAACGAATATTTTCAATTCCCCTTTCATCGAAGTGTCCGATTATACCACACACACCGTTGTATCTCTATTGGATAAAAAGATTGATGCGTCGAAACTTATATCGAATCTAAAAAAGGCGAATTTGGTATTCGATTTAATCAGCCGGGATACAAACATAATCATGCTGAAATTCAAAGAGGTCTCGAACTTCTTTAACGTGGATAGCGTTTCAAACCTTATCTACAAAAATCGGGAACTATCCGACACCGAGTTGATTGAACTGATCCAAGAAACCTTCAATCTATCATCAACTGAAGCTGAGAGCGAATTAGCGGAAAAGAGAACAAACATCAATATAAATTACACGAAGAAAGGAAAGAATATTTTTGCGATCCGCGATTATCACACAAGTGTTAGTGTTAAACTCAATATTATGAGCGATTCTGCTATACGTGTGATCACAACGAATACGCAACATTTAAAATATGTTGAACGGTTGATCATGTACATCATTTACATGTCACTACAAGACATAACAAACATGGGTAATAACAAGAGTAAATCCGACAAACCACCTACAGAATCTTCAAACGAAAGAACAACCTTTGAAGATATATTAGAGAATTATGACGAAGATTTCGATTTGTCGGCGTTCGATGACTTGGGGCTGGACGATGATATTGACGAACGACCGTCTATCCATCGCGAAACAGACGTTGATGGAATCGAGAATGATGAGGAAGATTTTGATCACGGAAGCAATACCGTATCCAAACACGATTACACGACACATGTATTGAAGAAATTACAAGCAGCAGACCCTGTTTTATTTAAATGGACCCCTGCAAACACGGTGAAGAAAACCACAAACTATTCCGGTAAATGTGGAGCAGTCAATTATCGACAACCCATTGTCATCAGCAAATCCGAAAAAGAAAATATAGATAAACAATATCCAAACTCCTACACCGGTTATGTCCAAACCGGTAGTACAGAAGAATTATTGAATAAGAACTATTATATTTGTCCAAAAATATGGTGTCGTGTTTCACGCATCAGTATGAGTGCTGCAGACTTGAAAAAATACAATGACAAATGCCCGACCGGCGAAGAACCCTTATTCTTTCCAAAGAAAGGCACTGAACCAGAAAAGAACTACTTTATGAACCGACTAGGCAAAGAAATTCATTATCCCATACTGATGGATAAAAGCAAACATCCTCTTAATTTGAGTATCCCGTGTTGTGGTAAAGTAATTCCTAAAAAGATGACGAAAAATGATAACGCCATCTATATTTCAAAGGTATCTAGCGAAACCATTTTGGAAAACGAGAAATATGGAGTATTATCCGAAGCAATTGACAACATATTGAATGATGGCATGAATTGTGTCGGCATCATCGATAGAACGAAAGAATGTTTTGTACGAACAGGAACCGATTCCAACCTAGACAGTCTATTGGATGTCCTCAAAAAAATATATGATGTAGATGACTTTATTTCGTATGTTTGTGATAAGTTATCGATGGAAGAATACATTTTCATGAACCAAGGACATACCGTCAGAACGTTTATAAACGAGTACGAAGTGACCAAAATACATGACGTATCTGAATTCAAAATATTCAAGAAAGCAATCTTGGCAAACAAAAAGTATATCCTTCAGCACAATTTGAAAAAAGAGATGAGTGTTTTGAAAGAATTAACTTCTTTCACTTTGACGGCTCCAGACGAACACTATGGTACAATTATTAGACAATTCTTAATTTTTAGATCTTTCACAAACTACAAAAAGTTTTTGGCATCCGATGTTTTTCACAAACGCATAGATGATGTCATCGATCTAGTGAATCTCGTACCCCAACCGAACAAAAATCACATCAACATTTTATTTCTCGAATTCGATGAATCCAATATTTATCTATTGAATTCTAAATACAACAATATATTCAAAACATTCGATTTCAATAGAAATACATCCATCATCATCAAGATTAATACCAAGTTTGAATTCATGAGCAAAATAACAAATAAAACGAAACAGATTCGTTTTTCATCCGTCGAAATTGCACCACTTCTCAAAATGATATTTAAGGAAAACAAAAACATCGACCCACCAGACAGCCCGAAATACGAGAACACCGTTCAAATGTATGTTATGGGCATGAACTTTAAAATACACGGTATGATCCGGGGTGATTCGAAGATCATTCCATTTCGTACAGACGAAGTCCTTCAATACAATCATATTTCAAACAAATCGTTCATCTTTGTGGATCAATTAACCGAGTATCAATTGGATTGGTCCCTCAAATCCGAGTTTAATATTGATGATCGTATGCAAACTGAACTTGTCCAAAAGCAATTTAATAAAAAATATAACATACTTAATTTCAGAGTTTTCACACATGAATTCACCGATAATCATAACACGAACGAAGATACAATCATATACAACCTTACGAAGCGAATTGAAAAGAATAAAACATTATTCTCTGCCTATAAAATATTGATCCACGATATGGCTCATTTCACAATGAAAGAAAAATGCTTTATTTTAAAAGACTTTTTAGCCAAACATAAAATAGAGATTGACGATAATCTTTCATCGTATATTTTACACAAGTTATTAACAATTGACATCGTTGATTTTCAAAGATACTTCATGAATAATAAATTAATATTAAGTGATGAGGAGGTATTATTAACCCACGAAGATATATTGAAAGGAGAACTAGACAATATCTATGAAGAAGTTTTTAGTGTTTTATTCCCCCAGAAATTGAGTATCGACGATTATGCAAATACAATCACACAAATTAAAATGGATTTATAATGCCTTTACATGTCGAGAACATTCGTTTCCTTACACGACAATCTGGTTCGACGTGAAAAAAAAATTGACTTAAATGGTTTTATAATTATCATATATAGGATAATTGAAAATGCGTGTTAAAAAGCGCAACGGAACATACGAGACGGTGTCCTTCGATAAGGTATTGAAACGAATTCAACTGCTATCAGAGGATTGTGAAACGATTAGTGCGTTCGAAGTGGCTCAAAAGGTCTGTACCCGAATTTATGATGGAGTAAGTACAACTGAACTGGACGAGCTCACATCGTATCTGTGTAGTTCAATGGTTGCAGAGAATCTTGAATATGACAAACTCGCGTCTCGTGTGACGATATCTAATCATCATAAAAAAACATCTCCTTCGTTCAGCGAAACCATTGAAACTTTATATAACGCAGAGGTTCAAGTGATTAACGACGAATTGTATAGCATTGTCAAAACCCATAAAGATAAGCTAAATTCGCATATTAATTATCACCGCGACTATCTGTTCGATTATTTTGGTTTCAAGACCCTTGAGCGAGCATATTTACTGCGCGTAAATGATATCATTATTGAGCGACCACAGCACATGTTCATGCGCGTCGCTCTAGGTATTCATGGAAATGATATCAAGGATGCGCTAGAAACCTATGACGCAATGTCCCAAAAAATGTTTCTGCACGCTACTCCAACCCTCTTCAATTTTGGGACAATGCGTGAGCAAGGTAGTAGTTGTTTTCTACTTCACATGAATGACGACTCTATCCAAGGAATTTACGACTCTCTATCAGAGTGTGCCTCGATTTCAAAATATGCTGGTGGAATTGGCATTCATATCCATAACATTCGTGGAAAGAATAGTGTGATTCGTGGAACGAATGGTAACTCGGATGGAATCATACCTATGTTGCGGGTGTTTAACTCTACTGCGAGATATGTCAATCAATCGGGAAAACGGAATGGAAGTATCGCAATTTATCTGGAACCGTGGCATTGTGACGTGGAGCAGTTTCTAGATTTGAAGAAGAATCACGGAAATGAAGAAGAACGCGCCCGTGATTTATTCTACGGTCTTTGGATTCCGGATCTGTTCATGGAACGAATCAAGGCGAACGAGAAATGGTCCTTGATGTGTCCCGATCAATGCAAAAACCTTGCCGACGTGTATGGCGACGACTTCAAAACACTATACGAAGAGTATGAAAAGAAAGGAATGTACAAAAAGCAGATCAATGCGCAAGATTTGTGGATCAAGATTCTTGAGTCGCAAATTGAAACGGGTACTCCATACATGATGTACAAAGATGCTGTGAATCGCAAATCGAATCAAAAGAATTTAGGTATCATCAAAAGCAGCAATCTTTGTACCGAAATTGTTGAATACACATCACCAGACGAAGTCGCGGTGTGCAATCTCGCGAGTCTTTGTTTGCCGAACTACATCAATGAAAAAGGTGAATTCGATTTCGAAAAGCTCGGACACCATGCGAAAATCTTGACCAAAAATCTCAACAAAATTATTGACAAGAACTTCTATCCTCTCGAAAAAGCCAGACGTAGTAATTTGAAGCATCGACCGATCGGTATTGGCATTCAAGGTCTATGCGACACGTACATGATTCTCAAGTTACCCTACGAAAGCAACGAAGCAGCGTTGTTGAATAAAAAGATTTTCGAAACAATTTACTATTATTCGATGGAAATGTCAATGGAAATTGCTAAAAAACGAGAAGAAACTTTACTTCATACCGGTGAAAACGGGGAGTACCATGTTACCCTCAATGAATACGAAAAGGATCTTCAAAAGTTCATTGGAGCATACAGTTCATTTGATGGATCACCGTTATCTCAGGGGAAATTCCAATTCGATTTGTGGGGCATTACACCCAGTATGTACGACTGGGACAGTCTTCGACAAAAAGTTGTTAAATATGGTACTCGAAACAGCTTGCTACTCGCACCCATGCCTACAGCATCGACCTCCCAGATTATGGGTTTCACCGAAAGTTTCGAAGTCGTCACATCTAACATCTACAAACGCAAAACACTAGCAGGCGAATTTATTGTAGTCAATAAATACTTGATCAAAGATTTGGTCGAATTGCAGCTATGGAACAACGATCTCAAAAACGAAATCATCATTCGAGAAGGTTCCATCCAAACCATCGACACAATTCCAGACGAACTTAAGGCGTTGTACAAAACGTCTTGGGAAATCAAACAAAAAGCTTACATCGATCAAGCACGCGATCGGGGAGCATTCATTTGCCAATCACAGAGTATGAATTTGTTCGTGGATGAACCCAGCTTCAACAAACTGAACACCATGCACTTCTATATTTGGTCTTCGGGATTGAAAACTGGTATGTACTATTTACGCACAAAACCGAAAGCGAACACACAGCAATTTACAATCGATCCTAAAAAATCAAAATCGAACGTTACCGAGGAAACAGAATGCACAAGCTGTTCTGCATAAAAGAATATGAATCATAACAGAAATACACATCTAACCATTCATTTGTAAATTACTTTAATTTTTTTCTAAACGCGGAGGTCGGTTTCACCGCATGACGAAACTTGAAAAAGAAACCGCTGAAGAATTCTGGGAAAACCTAAGAAAAGATCCTCAAGCACAAGCAAACATCATAAAATTTAAAACGTTCAAGACTGCGATACAAGATGGAATCGACCATTTTTTCTATCAGAATAGTGTTGGATTTGTTGATTTATGTGTTG